TCTATTTCTTTAATTGGTTCACACCCTGCAAAACTATGTTTCGGATTGTTAGGGAATATTTCGCTTTCAAATACAATTGCGTTATCACTCATAACATCGTAAGCATATCCATCAGCGTATATTGGAGCAGTTATTTCGTTAAAGTCTGCATCGTAAGTTCCATTTTCTAAAACAATTAAACCTATCTCTACTATCGCCTGTATACCTTGCCCGTAAGCTAAAGTAATTTCTTTGTTAAGGTTTTCTACTTCTACGTAAACTTTCTTTGCTAATAAATCAGCTATTGCAGTTTCTTTGTCTGTGTATTTTAATTTTGCTATGTACATATTATAAGGTTGTTAGTTCGATTAATTCAGCATTTGTTAAACGAGTTTTCCAAAGTCCCGAAGCACTATAAAAAGATAAAGCATCAGTAAAATTACCCCATAAAGAATTAAACATAGTAGCATCACAAGCAGGTATTGCTGTTGCATTACTTCCTGTTGCAATTTGTACTCCATTAATATAAAAAGCATAACTTCCTGCCTTATAAGCAAAAGCTGCTTTAACTCTTGAACCTAAAGTATAGGGAGTTGTTTCAAAAAATAAATTAGCACTACCATTATAAGATTGAGCATAAATATTAGTTCCTTGAGAACCAAAACGAATTACAAAATTTGAAGCATTTTTTTGAATACCAAATAAACTACCATCTACAGGTAAAGCATTTATTTTACCATCAAAGAAAATAGTACCCTCTGTTTGTCCTATTAAACTACTTATTCCTGTTTTAGAAATAACATCACCATTACGAGTAACTGTACTTGCTACTGTAGGAATATATGAAGTAGCGTAAGAGCCTACTTCTAATTGAGCGCCCCAAACATCAATAGAACCAACTCCACCTGCAGATTCATTACATATAGAAACATTTATTAATGTATCTGTAAAAGTGTAAGTAAATTTTTGCCATTCATTTGTAGTTGTAAAATCAGCACTCCTAATAACGCCTGAACCACCAAAATTTCTAAAACAAAATTTCTTATTTGTTGAACTTTTAGCATAAACAGAAATAGTATATGTATTTGATAAACCTATATAATTTTGATAAACTAAAGATGAACCATTAACACTAAAAGTTATTGTATCAGCATTTTGAGTTCCGTCAGGTGATATTGTAGTATTTGCAGTAATTGTTGGACTATTAAATAACTCCCAAACACCATTATCAAATTCTTGACTTCTTAATAACAAATTTGTTCTTTGTCCCTCTACCAATAAACTCGGACAACTTCCGTTTGTGTAATCAATACGAGGTACGTTTACAGCTACGCTTTCAATCAATCCTGCACTATTAACTCTCGTTGCTGTTGTAGCACGAACTACATTCATATCACCCGCTCCAGTACTTGGAATAACTGAATATAATTTGCTTGCTTTGTATCCATTCGGTGTTACTACCAAAGATGCTTGTTCTAATAAACTCATTATATATTATTTAAATTTGATAATTGATTAAATAGGCATTTTTTAGCCTCAAACGTTCCACCATCTGCAATAGTTCTATCCTGTAAAGTTGAAACATTATAAAATATTTCCATACTATCATAGATGCTAAAATTAGCAGTTATTACTCCACCATCTTGTTGGTTTAAAGTTAATGTTTTTATATCATTTCCAGTTATTATAGCGGAATTTATTTTATCATTATATGCTGCATTAAATGTTACCCAATCAGCTGAACTTAAATAACCATTTACTGTTGAACTCGCAGGGGATAATAAATCTATTACAGAGCTATGTTCCCATAAATTTGAAGTACTATTCCAATATAATATTTCGTTATTTAAAGCATCTGTATCCTCAACATCAGCTAAGTCTTTTAAATAGATGTTTGGTAAAACTGCTACAGGAATAGCTGCCGTACTTCTTACAGGTGATATTCCACCAAATTGAAATTTATAAGTAGGGTTTGAACCTACAGGAGAAGTCAATCTATCAGCGTAATACTTTAAAACTACTCTATCAGTATCTGTAAATATTCCATCATTCCATAAAGCAATCGCTGAAAATTCAACATAACCACCATTCGTCACAGGTAATGTTTTTGCTGACTCTGTTATAAATGTTTCAACTCCTGCTGCTGTTCTTTTATAAACTCTAAAGAAAAATTCAGCTTGACCTGTTCCATTTGTACGGGATATATTTCCTATAGTTGTAATATTAAAAATCCCAGGATTTCCTGATATAATATTAGCATCAGTAATTAATGAACCAACTAATTGAGTCGTTGTTGTAATTTCACCTGTTGAAACATCAACTGCTGTAGTATTAAAACGTGAGTCAGATATATTTCGAACTAAAACAGTATATCCAGAAATGTCTGAAGCCGTTGTAGTTGCATATAAATCCAAAGTCGATGGTAAACTTGCTGAAGTTAAATAAACATTATTATCAACCGAACCATCTGCCTTTAAAAATTGTGTACTTACACCTCCATTTTTTATAAGTGATGCAGCAGTTATTGAATTAGTAGTTGTTGAACCTAAATTAGTAACTTGTTGAAGATTTTGGTCACCTGTATTTGTTCCACTTGTATTTCCAATTGTAACTAAATTAGCATCTGTAACATATCTTTTATTTAAAGAATCAGTAATATCAGCTGTAGTCGCATCAGTTCCATTAGTAACTAATCCTTTAGAATCATAAGTGATTTTAGTTTTTGTAGCACCTGTAATTGCAGTATTTTTAACAACTAAATTTGATAAATCTTGGTCACCTGTATTGCTACCCGACAAAGTAGTTATTCCTAATTTAGATTTAATTGTAGTAGAAGTTTCATCGCCTGTATTAACTCCACTTGTATTGCTTAAAATAGTAGCTTCAGCACTTGTTATTAATCTTGAACCTAAAACTTTATCAACTTTTAAAGCGTCTTGTTGGTCTACATAAACAATTGTAGCCAAACCTTCAATCGATGGTATAAATGGCTTATTTAAAATTTCAGCAACTCCACTTGTAGCATTCCAATCCGAATTAACTTGTGGAATTATATCTGCTGAAGTGATAAATGGATTTATTCCATCTTCGCCATCGTTTATTAAATCACTCGTTTTTGTAACTGCTGCTGGAATAATCGGTTTATTTTTTATATAGTCCGGAGCTTGGTCGTCAGCTTGATCCCAATCGCTTTGCACTTGCTCCCCGATTATACGATTAACATTTATAATGTACTCATTTGGATTTGCTATAATTGTAACCTCGTCAACTGCAACCTGTACGTTTATGTCAATTGTCTCAACAGTAACCGCACTATTAACAATGATTTCGTTAATCGTGTCTTGTACTATAATATTTACATTATCGCTCATATTATCGAGTTATATCGTCTGTAATTGTAAATAAACCACCTACCCAAGTATTAACCTCTTCGTCAGCTGTAGTAATTTGAATATCGTATTTATAAATGCACGCTTGTATGTCGATAATTTGCTCGTTAATACAAAACTCTCCGTTTACAGCATCAAATATAGTTAACTCTGGAGTAAATGCTACAATACCTCCAGCCTCTTTGCGTAATTGTATTTTAACAAGTCCATCGGTTAAATCTAACGGTACATCGTTAATGTTTATTTGGAAGTCTGTCTGTTTGAATGTGTCCCCTCTTTTTGTCGTAAAGTTTAATGTCGATGCCATTTACAAATTTTTTTAATTTTAGTATATTTTCCTCAGTTCGTTTGTCTGTTTTTCTCATATTTTTAGTATGGTTTATCGAGCCACCATTTACCACAAATTAAATTTGAACGCATCGGGTTAACGATATTTGTAGAGCTACTTACATACTCCGGTAAATGATTTTGATACAACCATCTAAACATCCTATCACGATACATTTCAGACTTCAAACGCATATTATTAACTAAATAATCTACCTCCGTTTTATCAACCGAAACCGAGTTCTCTGGTTGCGTTTTAAAGATACCATTATTATTTACTTTGTACGCTCCGATTAATAGATACTCAACCGATGCAGCAGCGATTAAAAAAGGAAGTATATAGTCTTCGTACAAAATTAAATAATCTCCCGTTAAATCGTCGTTCTCGAAGTCTAAACAAATTTTATTATATAAAGTTTCTCCCAATATTTCCTCAAGTCTTATTCTCTGAGCATCTGCAATACAAGGGATATATAAATCAATATCAATATTTCCACCCAAAAGGGTATTTTTAGTAAGTTCGTTTTCTTTTAAAAGTATAGTCGTTGCCATAATTTACATATCGTGTGGTGCAATGTACACCTTTGGGTTATTTGTTGGTAAAATCTCTCCATCTTTACGAGCTTTCGCTGGAGTTATAATTTCAGCATTTGGATTATTTACATCGGCTTTTTTACGATAAGTTTCTCTCATCCAAAAATGCTTACAAGTTCCAAAATTAAAGTTGTCAGATAATAAACCTCCGCCCTTCCATAAAAATATATCATAAGGTTGGTTTGGATTTGGTGACATACCGAAACCAGGATTTACATTCTTTTGACTCATCATTTGAATATCCTCTTTACGATACAATTTATTTGAACCCATCATTTTTTTGCAAAAATCACGTTCTGGATTTGCATTTCCTCCGTATCTATAACGACTTTTAAAAAGTACTCCGTCTTGCTCACTCGATGCGTTTGGTCTTGCTGTTCCTGTACTTACAGACTGCAAAGCTACTCGCATTAAATTAGTACTAACTTTATTTAAACGCTCAATTTCTGCGTCTAATTCCTCTTCCTTGTCGTAATCTACAGGCTCGGAACTTACTAATTCCCATTCGTTTAAATCTATTTCCTCTCCAAATTCTTGAGTACTTAATTGAGTATTTTGTGGAACTATTGGAGCAGCAATTGCCAAAGGCTCTTCGCTTCTTAAGCTTTCAAATTGCAAATCTAAAGCGATAGCATTAACTGCGAATATTTCCATTAAACCATCCAAAATAATTTCTTGTTTTGGTTTAATTACATTTATCATTAACTCCTCAAATCCTACTTTTATTTCGTCAGCGTTTGAACTGAAACCCGTTGCATCTTTCACACCTACCAACATAGGAGTTGTAAGTTTGTGAGAAGTACAAAGTTGGTTTTTAGCTTCTAAACTCAAATAAGCATATTGCTCGTGAGCGTTTGAAACTTCCAAAGCCGAAATTGTAATCTCGCTGTCTTTGTTATCGTTCCAATTTAAAAAGAATGCACCCGCATTTTGTGAACCTGTTAAGTGGTTTCTAATTTGTCGTGTGTTCTCTTGGATTGTTTCGGCACTCTCTTGAATACCGCTATTCATATTTATAATATGCCCGAAGCTCAATCCTTTTTGAATGTGGTTAATAGAGTAGTTACTAATTTCTTCCTCCATTTTTGCCCAACTAATACCAGCAACGTATGAAGGGTTGCTATAATAAAATTGCCCTACCTGATAATCTTTAATTATATAAATTTCGGAGCGTTCTTGACTTCCTTCTCCAAATCCAAAAGCATCAAAACGCTCTGGCTTATATTTATTCACATTTGAAAAATCATAACTATAATAATATCCTGTAATATCGCCCTCCTCATTCGCAACCTCTGGAGCAACTTTTTGTTTCGCAATATGGAAACATTTTTGTACTTTATTTTTTAAATACTTAACCTCAATTGCAGCTTCGCCAAACATTTCGAAATCCTTACAGATTTTTCTCAAATCTTTTTTAGAAACTAAGGAAATTATTGCAGCCCATTCAGATGGTTTTGTGTTTCTGTCTTTTGAAGTCAAACCCTTACCATAAATAAACTGACTATAAGAGTCAATTATCGCCGAGTTAGTCGGTGATCCATTATAAGCATCGATAATGGTTTGATAAAATTCGTTATTTTTACCATTTAATACCCATTTTTTACCAGATACCTCTTTAATTTCTGGTCTTATATAGTTCGATAAATTTATTATTTGTAATTTTTCCATAAAATTATACTTTTAGAACCCCTTTATTAAGTTCAAAATTTTCTAAGTCAGTCTGAGCAGTTGCAAAAGCTTTGCCTCTATATATCAATTCGTCGTTTTCGTTGATTACAATTTCAAAAGACTGCCCTTCCTTCATTATATAATCGTTAAAAATTAAAACTAAAACACCATTTTGGTAATAAACACCCGTTACCTCGATTTCGTAAGTGATATCTTTAAGCTCGTCACGTAAAAAAAACGTAATTACGCCACTATTATATCCTCTCGGAATGCATTTGAATTGGTACGGTGCTGTTAAATTAAATATCCACATATATATATAACGAAAAAATACTTTTTTGTAACAAAAAAAGCTCCACTAAGGAGCTTTTTTATAAAAATTTATGCAAAAATTTAAGAAACTACAACATCACTAACCAAAGCGAATAAAGCGGTTTTACTTGCATCACTTAAAAAAGGTGATAAATTACCTTCCTCAGCAGTAATTGCCAAAGTGAAACCTGTTAAGTCTCCACCAGCTCCTCCGGTTACTTTTGTGCAGCTTGACATAGTTCCGTTTGTAGCTCCTAAAAGTAAAATATTACCGTTATAGTCTTCTACAAACACGTAAGGTCTTGAAGCACAAATCAATTGTACTTGACCTTGTAAATCAGATGATAATTTAGGAAGTGTAACCGCTACCGATTGAGCGTTTAAAAACGTTCCATTATCCTCTGAACTTGTACCCGTTTCTGTCAAAGCGTTTGTAGTTGCTTTAACCTCATATTTAAACACCTCATCTAACGAACCTAAGCTCGTTACTTCGTGTGCAGCAACTACGAATCCGTAGTCTGCAAAATTTGCGAAAAATAAATTTTTATAGCCACCTCGCTGGTCCTTACAGCCCAACAGTTTGCCCTTACTAATCATACAGCTCATCGTGTTTTTTTTGTATTAAAAACCGCCCAAATTAATGAGCGGTTAAATTATTAATTAGTCTAAAGATAACCAAACGATTTCAGCAGCGTTGTAGTATCCAACTCCTACGTTGTAAACAACTTTACCTCTTACTTTTCCAGTCAATAAACCGATTTCGTCTTCGTCAACCATTGCAACTTGGTTATGGTCAGCAGTCAAACCTGTAGCAAATACTAAGTTTTTCTTTTCGTAGATAACTACAGAGTTATCAGGTAAACCATTCAATACAGTAATTGTGTGTCTTCCGAAAGTCAAAGCGAAATCAGAGTTACCATTACCATAAACAATTCCTTGAGTTGAAAGGTAAAAAGCGTAAGCCTCAGCAACATCCGGAGATACAGCCAATACTAATTCTTTGTTTTTCAAAGCTACAGGAACAGCTGCCAAAGCAGGTTTTAAGTAAGAACCTAAAACGTTAGCCTCAGTTACAGCAGCCAAAGCAGTTGGTTTGTTAACATCTCCATCAGCAGCGAACAAAGTAATGAAACCGTCAAAGTTTGTAGAAGAAGTCCAAATATCAGCTTCTAATTTCTCACCGATAGCTCCCAAAACTTCCGCTTGGATAGCATCCATAATGTCAGATGGTGCAGTTGCGTTTGCAGCTCCTCCGCCCATAATTCCGTCAGACCAAGTCGCTCTGAAATCTTCTTTACAAACATCAAAATCATTTTTGAATTTGAAAGGCTCGATTGTATTTTCGTTTAAAACGATTGCACCAGCTGGAGCAAATCCGCAAGTGTATGCAGTTGTTCCGTCAGTGTAAGCGATTTTACGCAAAGACAATTTGTGGTTAACGTTTTCAGCGATAGTAACCGCTCCTTTTTCAATAGTGTCAATCGTTTTGAACGCTTGACCGATAATCATACCGGCATCTTTACCAGCATAGTTAGAACTTACAGTTGTAGTTGTAGCCATTTTTTAATTTAAATTTTTAAGGTTATTCAATATTTTTTGATTACGTGTCAATTTCACGTTTTTGTTAGAAGTTTCAGCAACTTCTGGTTTTGCTTTTGTTGAAGCTTTCACCTCAACTTGAGTAGTTTTAACCTCAGCAATTTGAGCAGATAATTCTGTTCTAATTGATTCGATTTGTTTTGCCACTTCGATACTCATAGAAGTCACAATCGATTTAACAAGTTCCTCGTTTGACATTTCAACCGCTTCTGCAGCTTCTGCCTCTGGAGCTTCCTCTTCCGCCATTGCCTCTTTAATTTCAGCAATAACACCCTCTTCAACGATTACTAAAAGTCTACCGTCTTCCAATTCGTGGTCTCCGATTGGTGCAGGTTGTTTGTCTCCGTTTTCGTTTACAATAAAAACAGGTTGACCAGCCTCGAAAGCCTCAGCTTCCAAAACGGTAACACCGTCTTTTAATTTCATCGTTTCCATTGCAATAGCAATTTCAACGGGTGCAACTTCCTCAGATAATTTTACCGAAGCAAAACCGTCTTTGATTGCATTTACAATTGATTCTAAATTCATATATTCACTTTTTAAATTTACTTTTTCCATATCAAAAACTCCATCAATACTGAAGCCTTTGACCTTGCCTGTTTTAACGTAATCATTCCAGATTTCGTCGTTATTAACTTTCATTAAACCAAACATTGTACCCACTTGCTCACTAAAACCATATAGTACCGATTTGTCGTGTACCTCATCCTCTTTTATCCACGTTTCAATAAATGTAACGTCTTCAATTTGTTTACCCGAATGTTCAATTGTTGAGTTATTTTGATAGCCCTGCATAACAAAATTTCTGTGAACTTGCTTAATTGTTTCGGATGTGAATTTTATATTAAATTCGTGTCCGTCTTGATTTCTATAAATAAGCTGTTCCGGAATTAATATCGGACCAACTAAAATTCTTTGCTCTTCGTTTACGGTTGCCAATTTTAATTCGGTTTGTTTTGCCAAAGCTAAAAATTGAATTCCGATTGCTGGATCAGAAACTAACGAGATGCAATATACACCCTCGTTTTCTCCTTCATTAAAAATTACATTGTAAGTATCCATATATGTATAACGATATTAATTAATTTTGTTATAAACTTTTTACATTAAATTTTAATTTAATGATACAAAATAATAAATTTTAACCTCCTAT